ACAGCGTTACTGTAGATACTGATGGCGCTAGCACGATTGATGGTGACGCTAGTGTGTTACTAGAAAACGCTGAGAACGCTGTTCAGGTACGCAGCGATGGCTCTAACTGGTACGCACTGCGGCTCAATAACTTTGATGACGCACAAGAGATTCTCTACAACAACTCTGGGTCATCTCTGGCTGCCACAACAGTCAAAGGTGCGCTAGATGAACTAGACGCCGACAAAGTAGAGAAGACCTCTGACACAGGCTCTGCGGAGCTTCCAGTCGGCACAGAAGCACAAAGAGATACATCACCTCAAGCGGGCTACATTCGCTTCAACAGCGACATCCCCGGATTTGAAGGCTACAACGGAACTGAGTGGGGAGAGATTGGCGGAGGCGCTGGCGCTACGGGCGGTGGTGACGACGAAATCTTTTTGCAAAACGGGCAGACCGTGACAACCGACTACACAATCCCTGCTGATAAAAATGCAATGTCAACTGGCCCCATAACTATTAACGACGGGGTTACGGTGACAGTCAGCACTGGCTCCAGATACGTGGTGATTTAATATGAGCAAGATTTCTCTAAAACCGAACGCAAGCGGCACGGGCGTATTCTCGCTAGAAGCCCCTAACAGTAACGTAGACCGGACGCTAAACCTGCCAGATGAGGCGGGTACTGTTCTCACTAACGTCTCGGATATTGAGTCACAGGTAAAAACAGCCACTAACGCCACCGGCTCTGCACCAGTCTACGCCTGTCGGGCGTGGGTGAATTATGATTCGAATAATAGCAATATTCGTGCAAGCGGTAATGTAAGCAGTATTACGGATAATAACACTGGTCAGCATACAATTAATTTTACCACCTCTATGCCTGATGCAGATTACAATATTTTGGCAACGGCTGGTGGTGGCGGTGGGTTAGATGGGGACGCTAGCGCGGTAACACTTGATTCAAACTTCGGAAGCACGAGCCAATCGCCGCAGATCAGAGTTCGTAACTATTTTGAATCTAACGCTAATCTGACAGATGTAGATTATTTATATGTCGCATTTATCCGATAAAAGAAATAAACAAATTTTAGGACTAAAATTGTGAACCAAAGAATCCTATACAAACAAGATAACGGAAATGTCGCAGTCATCGTCCCCACTGGCGAACTGTCAGTCGAAGAAACTGCAAAGAAAGACGTGCCAACCGGACTTCCCTACAAAATCGTAGACGTGTCCGAGATTCCTGAAGATCGCACATGGCGTCAGGCGTGGGACATTGACGAAGCTGAACTCACAGACGGGGTAGGAGAATGATTACCGTAGACATGACCAAAGCCCGAGAGATCAAGCGCGACATGATTCGTGCAGAGCGTAAGCCACTGCTGGAGCAGTTGGACGTAGAGTTTATGCGAGCGCAGGAGGCCGGGGACACAGCACGACAGCAGGAGATTGCTGCTAAGAAACAGGCGCTCCGTGACGCCACTGTTGACCCGGTGATTGACGCAGCGACTACGCCTGATGAACTCAAGGCTGCTACTCCGGCTGCATTACTTGAGGAGACAGAATAATGCCTACCGTTATAACAGGGACTGATGGAATCAATCAGGTACAGACTGGGGCTGTAGAGAGTGGGGATTTGCCCGCTGGGTCTGTGATTCAGGTGGTGCAGGGGACAACAACTACACAAATTAATACAACATCAACTTCTTACATAAATACTAGCCTTTCCGCATCTATTACCCCTATTTCAACGAGCAGCAAAGTATTAGTTTTAGTTAACCACAGCGATATTCGACGCAACGACGCGGGCATGGGGTTAAGATTGCTTCGCAACGGGTCTGAGATTGTAGAATTTGGTACAAACCTTGGGTTTAGCGCAGACCCCGCGCCTGATAGACACGTTGGGACTCCTTCAACTGCTTTTTTGGATTCTCCTAGTTCAACGTCTAGCGTTACTTATTCGACGCAATTTAGGGTTTCTCTCGGAACTGGTTCAGTCATAGTTCAGGCTGACGATGACCCATCATTTATCACCTTAATGGAGATTGCAGGATGACCGATAAAGCACAAGCACTACAATCTCTAGCACCCGGTGCCGAATGGGTTCTACGCGGTGATGAACTTGAGTGGCTTTCTACTGACATCCCACAGCCAAGCGATGCAGAGATCGAAGCCGAGGTTGCCCGACTGATTGCCGAGCAGCCAGCCAAAGAAGCCCGAGCCAAACGTAACCGCCTACTCACCGAGTCCGACTGGGTAACCATCCGCGCTACGGACACAGGCGCCGTTGTGCCAACCGAGTGGCAGACCTACCGACAGGCACTGCGGGACATCACCGAGCAGACGGACTTTCCTGAGAACATCGACTGGCCACAGGAGCCAACGGTATGAGTACACTTTCAGTAACGACAATTCAGGATGGTGCTGGCGCTGGACACCTAGCAGCCGGTGGATTCCTCAAGGCAGACCCAGACTCCGTTGCTTTTACCAAGACGGGCAACGACACAGCCGAGATCAAGGCAGGTACGACTGTCGCTTTCTCTGACGGCTCACAGGTGCATTTTGACACAGCCACGGCTATCGCTATGCCCACACTTACCGCTGGCACTGACTACGCGATCTGGGTGGCGCCTGACGGCACTATCGAGGCTGACACCAGCTTTACCACAGCGCCTACTGCGGGTGGTCGTCGTATTGGTGGTTTTCACTATGCGCCGGGCGGCAACGCATCATTCAGCCTTAACGCTGGCGATGGCGGAACAACACCTCAGATTAACGAGTACAGCTTCTATGACGCTAAATGGAAACCCGCTGTTGCTGACCCTCGCGGTCTGACTCTAGTAGGAGACGGTGCTTTTTGGTGTGGCATCTACCATTTAGCAGGAGACCATCTTGTTGGGCCTCCGCATAGGCATGGCGTCAACCCTGCTCGTGAAGGAAACCCGCCTGATCTTGTTGACGGCTCTGGTAATTATCCAGACGCTCAGCCAATGAATATCTTTGAGTCTCTTTGGTATCACGGATTCCGTACGCCACGCGTCGAGGACTTCCAGCTTCTAGCTTTTGGCACCAACGAAGCGGCATCGCGTGGTAGCGATCCGGGAACGACTGGACTTCCCGGTGGAAGCACAGACGCACAGTTCACGTCGCACTGGGGCGTGATTCAAAGCACAGGCGTTATCGGTCTATGGAGCAACGACAGTATTCTTTCTTCGTCTGACCAGACGCTACCAAACCCCTCTCGCGGTAACCGTTTCCGTGTTGTCCGTTTCGCCGTTTTGGGCGGTGATTGGCCTAATGGGTCGGACTCTGGTTCACGTGCTGTCCGTACCGTTCCCGCGTTTTTTTCCGATACGTTTATTGGTGGTCGCGGCGTCTGTGACCACGTGATTCTTCCATAAGGAACAACTAATATGATTATCAACAACCGTAAAGACCTAGAGGCTGCTCCTGATGCCGTGCGGGAGCGGTTTGTTAATGCACTGGCAGGGTCGATCAACAAGTACGTCTGGAATGGCAGCGAGTGGACGCTGGAGCAGAACACGTCAGAGATTGAGCGGTTTGGGTTTACCCTTGCTGACTTCCCTGATGCGCCTGTACCAGAGATGCCAACCTACAACCCTGACGAGCGCCAGCTAGAGCAGGAAGCCGAAGAAGTGCGTACACAACGCGATGCCCTGCTATCACAGTCAGACTGGACACAAGTGACCGACGCACCTGTCGATCAGGCTGCATGGGCTGAGTACCGTCAGGCATTGCGTGACCTACCACAGCAGGCTGGGTTTCCTACGGAGATCACATGGCCGGTGAAGCCGTAAACGAAATCGGCTCGCCCTCCGTCGATGCTGTTGCATCTCCCTGCGTAGACATCTGCAAGCTAGACAGCGACTTTGTTTGCATCGGGTGTGGTAGGACGATAGACGAAGTGCTCAAGTGGCGTGAATACACAGACGAGCAGAAGAAGGCCGTCTTAGACAGAATCTTTGGAGAAAGATAGCATGGAACCATCGTTCATCATCAACATCATCATGTCTTTCGTGCTAATCCTCATCGGTTGGTTTATGAGAGTAATGTGGGATAGCATCAAACGGTTGCAGACAGACATGGCTGAACTAGAGCGCCACGCCTCTGAGACGTATGTTCGTCGTGATGACTACCGAGATGATATGGCTGAAGTTAAATCCATGCTGCGTCAAATCTTTGAGATTCTTAACAGCAAGGTAGATCGATAATGTGGGCAGGTATTGTATCGGCTGTAGCAGGGATTGCTAAGTCTTGGATAGACAGCAAGAAGGCTAAGTACGAAGCAGAAAAGACCTTTCAGATGAAGATGGCTGAGATGGAGGCTACTTGGGACTTGATTGCTCTCAGGCAAGCACAGTACAGCATCAAAGATGAAATCATCACTATCATCATATTCTTTCCGCTAGTAGCTTGGTGGTTTCCTTCTCTAAGGCCACAGGCTCTTCAGTGGGCAGAGTTCGTCACTACCATGCCCTACTGGTATCAGATGGTTATGTTCGGCATTGTAGCGGCTTCCTTTGGCCTTCGCTGGTGGTTTGGTAAACAAGGGTTCAAGATCAAAGGACAGAAATAGTGGCTATTCCAAAGAATGCAGAAAAGAGTCTGCGAGATAAGGCAAAGAAATCTAGTAAGTACAGCTTGACTACCCTGAAGAAAGTTTACGAGCGTGGGCAAGGTGCCTATCTCCAGTCTGGTTCTCGTCCCGGAGTCAGCATGGCTGCTTGGGCAATGGGTCGAGTCAACAGCTTCCTACGAGGCAGCAAGAAACACGACACTGACTTGCAGAAGAAATAATTATGGCTAAAAGACGTAGAGTACCAAAGGACAAAAAGACAGGTCTGCCTAAGAAATATCTTAGCGGTGTTAGTGGTTCACGTCGAGCACAGCTTGCTCAGATAACTAAGCGCATCTCTCGCCTGTATAAAGAGGGCAAGAAGATTCCTCAAACCCTGATTGATCGCAGAATCAAATTAGGCAGAAGTAAATAAAAAGAAGCCCAGCTAAATAACTGGGCCACATTAGGACTACCTTTTACCCGGCATCCGCCGGGTTTTTTATGTGTACTCAACCAAGACTTCAAAGATACTTGGCTGGTTGTTTTGTAGCATCTCCATAGCAGCCTCAAAATTACCCTCTGTCTCTGCTAGCATCTTGGCATTAGCAATAGCCCGAGTCTTAACAGTCGTTGCGTACCTAGAGTTAAGGCATTCGTATGCAGCAAGGGTTAGGTTGTCGTTGTCAATCGCGTCTAACATCCCCTTGAAGTTTAGCAGAGAAGGCACACCTACGTTATAGGCCATGTCTAGCAGGACAGTCTGCTCTGCTTTGCTGCACATGGGCCAAATACCTAGCTTACGCTCCAGCTCCTCAGAGATACGAACCAAGTCTTGTTTCATCAGCATCTCTGCCCAGTCCTCAGCATCCTTGCGAGAGTTCCACTTGACTCGGTTCATCAACGCTCTGACTTCGTTAACTGTCAGTGCGTTAGCCTCTAGGTTACGTCCGTAGCCGATAGTAACCTTACCTACTGTGTCAAAGTAAGGCTTATCCTTGAATCCCTCTAGTTGCTTCAACCGTTCCACAAATGAATCAGTAATCATCTTCCAGCTCCATTAGTAGCTCAATGTAGTGCTTGGCCTTCTCCAAGTCTTTTAGCCCGTCTTTATGTCGCCAGCGTGTAACGTATTTTACGACATTGCCTTCACAGAAACTAAGGTTATTAGCGTGGATGTACTCGACAGGTTGAATACCACCTTGTCGATAGTGATCGCCACCAATCATCTTGTCTCTGGCCTTCTCTGTAGCCCTGTCAATAGCATCCCACTGCTCCGGTGTAGCATCGTCAATAGATATTTTGTCTAGCACAGTTTCCCTTCTCTTCTTGTCTGCTATTCTGTAAGCAGCAGATATTTGCTGCTCTGTAGCTCCGATGTAAGGACGCTCACCGGGTGCATAGTCTAAGTCATAATCGTCTATCAACTGATTCTGCCAAGATGCTATCTCTACATCTGGGCAGTTGTGATACATAAAGTTATCGTCTGTGTACACTTTAGTCATTTGTCAGATACCTCCAACTAGCTGGTGCTATGTTTCTGCACTGTCCATCTACTTGAGCAGCCAAGTCTCTAATCTCTTTCTGTGCGTCTTCTGCCATCCTTTCATTGCAGAGCCTAGCATAGGCATAAAGACTTGCGGTTTCAACCCAGCTCGTTTTTACGCCTTGTGGTAATACCATGCGAGCTTGCTCAGGGGCTACACCGTCTTTAATCATAGTGTTATAGGTATCAATGCACTCACGCACTTTACCATCATAGCGCAGCTTCCACAGCTCATTGCGTATATGATTGCCACCACTGCCTTGCTTGATGCTGCCCTCTGGAGCAGACCTGATACTCTCTGGCAAGAAGTATTGTGGCTCATCTCGGATATATCGCCTAGATTCCTCGTTACGAGCAAATCCAACAGTGTGTCTATACCACTGCCGTGCCACAAAGATAGGTGCTGTAATGCGGAACTGCAATATGATGTGTCCGAACGGTGTCCAGTGCTTGTGCTTGGCTAGATACCGAATAAGACGCTCATCCTTGTCATCAAACTCATCTTTCTTCTTTGCAAAAGAAACTCTAGCAGCGTTGACTGCTGTAAGATCGTTTCCCATGCTGTCAATCAATTCTGCCTTCATCCGTACCCCCAGATACAAAAGTCAAGCCCTACTCTCCAGATATTAGCGCTAATCCTAAAGAAAGAGTCACCGCCAAACTGTACTGCTAAGCAGAAGTACCTAAACCTTGACTGGTCAACCTCAAAGTGAAGCAAGCACTTATCTTTAATGCAAATAAAGTCTAGGTAGGCATAGTAATAAAAAGTCTCAGGCTTGCGCCTTGAATCAAAGTCATAGTCACTAACAGCGTTAGCACCGTAGTCAATCCATTTCATAATGCTCTCCTTATGGCCTGAACCGCATAAACAACTGCTATGCGGTCAGGCACATAGATTGCTTTACGTTACTTCGCAACCCGCTGGCCCGCAAGCAACCTCTCCTGTCAAGTCAGTATTGTCCTCTG